ACACCAGGCGGCGCGCACTACGTCGTCGGAAAAGAAGCCGGGGGCATTGATGCGACCTTCGGCCACTTCATCGGCCAGCCACAGCTCAAGGATGGGCTGGCACAGCTGCTTGGCGAGCATGTCGCGCTTGCTGCGGAATGACTTCCAGGCCATCAGCAGGGCGGCACGGGCAGCGCTGTAGCTGCTCTGGAAGTGCATGACCAGCACTTCGTACGGCATTTCAAGTGCCATTCCGATCTGGCGCACCATGGCGGTCCAGAAGGGGTCAAATGCGGGGTTGGGTCTACCCGGCGTGGGGGATTCGATGCTTTCGCCCGGCAATAAGTTGATGGCTTTTCCTGATTCCATCTCGCCCGACCATTTGCTGGCTGTGTCAATGATGGCGCCTTGGGCATCTTCATCGTACAAGGTGTCGAAGGCGGTGGGGTCCATCGTCACGAAGGTGGCCATCAGGCCGGAGACGACTGCGGCGTTGAGTTCGGCGTCGCTCCACCTGCCAAGCTGCTTCAGTGGCTCAAGGATGGGGGCGATCCATGGCACGCCGCGTACCTGGCCTGGGCGCAGCGGCTTGAAGATGGCGAGCACATTGCGCCTGCCGGTGGACGTGCCACGCGCGGCTACGCGGTCCCAGGTGTTGCCGCCCGAAAGGAGTCCGCCAGGGTGCTGGCGGGCGACGTGGTAGGCAATGACTTCACCCGTGGCGGGGAAGATTTCCACGCCGTCGATGACTGTTGGGCTGTCCCCGGCTCGGCTTGGGTTGCAGATGCGGTCGGCCTCAAGGAGTTGCAGCGCCAGCCGGGCGGCGCGGCCTGCGCGGGCAATGCGCGGCGTGAGTACAAAGCAGTCGCCGGACTCAAGAAAGGAGCGGAAAGCCAGCTCCTGGATGCCGTAGAAGTCGAGCTGGCGGGCAACGTCGCAGTCGGTGGACTCGGACCAGGTCTTGAAGCGGCGCTTGGTATCGTCTTGCCAGGCTTCGGCCTGTTCATCGGTGAGGCCGAGAAACTCGGCATCGATAGCGGGCGTGTAGGGCAGGCCGGTGCCAACGACGTGGTTGACGGTGGTGTTGAGGGCGCCCAGCGCCACAGGCGCATTGCGCATCTGGTCTCTGGAGCGGGCACGCAGCATGGGGAGGTCGCGGATCGTGTCGGTGTTGGCAGACCCGGCCATGGGTGACCAGCGAGAGAGCTGTGCCTTGTCAATGCGGGCGCCGGTGTAGCCGCCCGAAAGCGCCAACTGGGTACGCTGCGCCATGCGTTTGACGGCGAGGCCGGGCATTGCGTAGGCAATCGCCTTGTCAAGGATGTTTTGTCCCGTCAGGGGTTTGGCTTGCATCATCCGGCCACCACGGTGCGGGCACGGCTGCGGCCACTAGACTGGCTGCTGAGCGTCTGGACGCGGGTGTTCCAAAGATTTATTCCCGCCTGGATTTCTGCAAGGTTGGCGCGCTGCAGCATGCGGCCAGCTATTTCGTACCGCTGCCCTGATAAAACGGCAGTTTCAGCGGCTAGATAGGCGTCGAGCTGGGTCTGGGCTTGTAAAAGGGTGATTCCGGCCATCGTGGGCTCCGTGGTTGGAGCCAACTTTAGGGAAATAGGGCTGTGCAAAATAGGGTAAATTTGCACTAGTCACGTAGAGAATCTTCCTCCTCCTTCCTTCATAACATTGAAAATTGTTCGTCTACTTATCTTATGTTTTTTCGCAATTTCCTCATTGCTCATGTCACTTAACCCGTCCTGAAACACGGCCTGGCGCTGCTCGGGCGTCAGGCGCGGGCCACGTTTCAGGACCACAAAGCTCTGGCCGGCATGGTTGGCGCGGAAGTCGGCCTCGATCTGCCGGGCCAGCGCCTCAGAAAATCCGGGGGCCATGGCAATGACTTGCTGCAGCAGCAGGGTGACAAGGTCGGGTTTGGTTTCTGGAAACATGGGGGCGACGTTGGTCATGTGCATCACAGTTAGGCACTGCGGCGCAGGCCGGATAGGGAGATGCGGCCACCGCTCATGCGGGCCGGTGGTTTGGGGATTTTCTGATCGTTGGAGCTGGTATCTTCCGGGCCGGTGTTGTGCGCGAGTTCGGCCGACGCGGTCGCTGGCATGGGCTCAGGCGTGGCGAACAGGTCGCGATTTGGCGGGTAGAGCTTGTCGCGCAGGCGCTGCCAGTGGCCTTCGGTCTTTTTGTGCAGGCCCAAGTGGTATGCGGCGGCGAGGTTGTAGACCATCAGGTCGAGCGCTTCATTGCGGTCGGCCTGCTTTTTTTCCCATATGCTGACCTTGCGCCCGCGCTTGTAAATGTGGCTTCGGTATTCTGCGGTGATCTGCTTGTAGTAGTCCTCGCGCAGGTCTTGGCTGAAGTGCACCGCGCCTGGGCCGCTGGTTTTTTTCCAGCGGCTGGCGAGGTAGTCTTTGGCGGTGTCGGTGCCGATGAACCAGAGTTGCGCGCCTTGGCGCTCAGTTTTGCCGCGCCAAGTGATGTCCACAATCGTGGGCTTGGCGCTCAGGATGGGGCGGTCGGGGCGGGACGCACCTTTGATGGCGAAGATTGAGCGTCTTTTCCTTGTGTAGGCAAAGTTGTATACGTCTTGGGTGTGCGCCCCACCTGAGTCCACAAAGGCGGCGCTGATCACTATCATCTCGCCACCGGCGTGGCGGTAGCGGGTCTTGAGCAGCTCGTCGGCACGCTCCCAGGTGGCGTCTTCGGCGGGTGATCCTGAGATGATTTGATAATCGACGATCCAGCATTCCATGCCCTCGCCCCAGGCTACAACCTTGAGTTCAAGCCGGTCGTTTTGGGTGTCAATGGCGGCAGTTAGCACCAGGCCGCCAGCCGGGACTTGGCCAAGTTTGTAGTCCTCGGCGCGGACCATGAGTTCGTCGTATTTGGTTTGCTCTTTTTGCCGCTCCCAGCAGCGCGCTAGGCGGGTGTTGTAGAAGGCAATCATGCTTTCTTCGCTGCCCTCCTCCAGCTTGGCCTTGGCTTTGTCGTATTCGCGTTTCAGTGCGATCCACGGCAGCCAACCGTAGGGCAGGAACATTCCGCTGATTGTGAAGCTGACGGTTTCTCCGTCGCCCGCCACGCCTTCGCTCCACGCGCCGCGCGCGAACATCTTGCTTTTGTCGGTCTCGACCATGTAGGCCCCGCATTCACTGCACGGGTACATCGCGTTTTGCCCATCATCGGAGAGGATCAGGCGCTCAAAGGCCAGAGGCTGGGCGTGTCCACAGTGCACACAGTCGGCCAGCGCCTCGTGCTGGGTGCCGCGCAGGTAGAGTTTTTCGATGATGCTCTCACCCGTGATGGTGGGCGAGCTGGGGTAGTAGGCCTTGCGGTTGCGCTCAAAGGTGGTTTGACGCGCTTCAGCCAGCGCCACCGGGTCACCCTCGCCGTTGACGTTGGCTTCGGCCCGGGCAACTTCATCGAACAGCACTCGGCGCGCCGGTACTTCGGACAAGTTGGCCGCTGCGCCCGCCGTGACGATGAACAGCGAGCCGCCGATGTACTCCTTGGTGTCTAGGGTGTTTACGGAATCGCGGGATCGGGGTGCGGCCACGCGTTCGGCCAGCTCGGGCACGGCGGCAATGGTCTTGCTGATGCGGGTGCTGGTTCGCTTGGCCAGTTTTCCTGTGGGCAGTATCCACAGGAAGTTGGCCGGGGACTGGTGCACGCTGGCGGCGAACCAATTGAGGCCCACCTGGGTCTTGAGCATTTGCGAAGCGCCCATGAGCGCCACACGCTTGCACGGGTGGTGGTCGCTCAGGGCTTGCATCACCATGCGGGCGTGCGGGGTGCGGCTGGTACGGTACTTTCCGTATTCGTTCGCGCCGCTGTCTTTGGGGATCACCATGTAGGCGTCTGACCATTGATCGACCGGCATGTTGGGGTCAGGCATCAGGCCGCGCGCGAAGGCGGGGTTGACGATGTCGATGCCGGGGGTCATGCTGCTGCGCTCACTGTGCTGGCACCCAGCTTGCTGCTGATGCGGTGCGTCATGCTGTCGAGCAGGGCACGGTGTTCGCGGTCGATGATGGCTTCACAGTCCTCGGCGCTGGTAAGTGCGGCCACGTCGGCAGCGATGCGGCGCGCGCAATTGGTCAGACCGTCGCGCATGGCGCGGGCGATTTCAAAGATGGCGGAATCGACTTCGGTTTTTTCTAGATATTTGCCCTGCATTTCTGCCAGCTTGAGTCGAGCAATTTGGGCCTCGGCGGCTTCGCGCAGGGTTTTGGCGACGTGGTAGCTGGTGATTTCTGTAGATTCCCCTTCGGTGGTGGGCTGTGGGGGTGCTGCGGCGGCGGTCGTGTTGGTTGGCGTGATGGCATCCAGGGTTTTAGAGGATGGGTGGACGCGATCGATCAGGGCTATTTTTGCCATTTCGACGTCGATCTTTCCGTCGTTGTCTTTGCTCAGGATTCCGCGCTTGACCAACTCGTGCACAGCCTGGCGCGAGACGCCCAAGTCCCGAGCGAGCCCGGACTCAGTGAGTTTTTGAGGCTTTGTCGATGGATTTGATACCATTGAAAAACTCCAGGTAAAAGGCGTGAAGGGCTGCGTTGTGGTGGATGGTGCTTTGTTCGATTCGGGGGTTGGTGTTGACGTTGGCGCTAGATTCAACGACAAGTTTGGTGTCAGCATTCGAGCATAGAGTGATTTTGCTGTGATTTTTGGCGACAACCAGGCGGCACCCATAGACGTCGCACATCTTCGTGAATTGCTCGTATTCGTCGCCGTAGCTGCCGGGGAAAATCTCGCCTGCGTAGAGGTCGAACTGCTCGATGCGGCCAGCTTCCAGCCATGCAGATATTTCAGTCAGGTCGTTTTTGGCGATGCACCAAGTGGACATCAGTACATGGTCGAGGTGGCTCACGCCGTTGAGGATGTGGCGCAGGTAGCTCAGGCTGTCGATGTCGCCCCGGCTCATGACGTGCCAGCTTTCGCCGTCAGTGAAAGTGGTTGGGAGCAGCTCAGACAGGTGGGCCTCGGAGGTGGCGCGGCGCATGTGGTGGCGGTTTGCGCTTTTGGTGGCGCGGGCTTTTTCGGCCTGGCGCTTGTCGGCCACAAATTGGCGACTGGCGCGGGCGACTTCTTGGGGGTCAAAACCTTCGAACATGTCGGACATCATTTTGCGGCCTCTTTCTCTTTTGCTTTGGTCAAAACTTCACGCGCCCAGTCGGCTCCGTTGCGCAGCACTTTGGCTTTTAACTCTGCAGACACAACAAGCTGCAGGACTGGCGATTTGCCAGCGCCTTGCACGCTTTTGCGGCCTTGCCCGCGCTCGGCGGGCGGGCGCTTGGCGGGGGTGGTCATTTAGTCTGCCCACACCACTTCAATTGCGCGAGTCTGGTCGTTTTCTTCGTATGTGTCGAAGTGAGCGTCATCAGTATCTGTTTTTTTATTCCAG